GTTTAGGACTCGCTCTGTTAACTGGGAGCTCCGACTGTTCCTCATATGTCTAGTCCACGTGTAGTCGAAACCCAGCTTGGTACCAACTATGGGCTGAGTCCAGATGTACTTCATGGTGGAATGATGGTCGTGTTCAATAATTCTGGACTTCATTTCATTCCAATATTCATCTGGCAGGTACAGGTAGCCTAAGCATTCATAATGTTGCAAAGCGCAGGATAGTTCAATCACCTTGCCAATTTCAATTGTGCCACCATTCTCAACATATGATGATATCAAATTGTGATCTAGTCTCTGCCTCTCTACCAAGCTTCTAGAAGTTGAACCAATCACTGCAGCAAATGAGAACTTTGTGGGGATTGATAGTATGGTATTCTTGAATGTCCACGACGAATTGAACTCCTCGATGTTACTAAACACAAAACGTGTGGACTTCTCCAAGGACATCTTAGCACACATGAGTGGATAAGACTCACTAAGTGTCTGCGAAACCCAACACAGAGTTGTCTTAATCTTTGCATGTGTTCTTGGTTCTGGATCGGTATCAAAGAACACTGTGATTATCATGGATGCATCATCGGATGAGCACTTTGTGGTGATCACAACATCTTTGATGTCCTTGAAAGATCTCAACATCATTTCAAACAGCTTCTTGAACATCAACATGTGACCAGCATGGATGATGGTACTGACATAGTGGAGAATTCCCTGCATGAAGTTAGACAGGTTCTTCACGTAGACAGACATACCATTGTTCAGATCACCACCAGCTTCACTGAGAAACTGTTGTTTCAGTTCATTCATTGAATCTTCAAATGATCGTTCGTGGGGCTTTTGCAAATACTTCTTCATCAAGTTGGCTGGCAGTTCATGACGCTTATTCGTGACTAAGTTCAAAATGCCTCTAACAACATTCGACATCTCCGGCCATGCTCTAGTCAAGACAGCAAAAGTATTTCCAAAAGCAGGCATCACAAAGTTTTGACACCAAGTTGCACAATCGATGGATTCTGACAAGGTCATTGTGGTTAGACCAGGCCTGAGACGAGACCTCACTTTTGAGTAATGGTCTGATGTAGATGATGATTTCTCTGTACCTTTGGTTAAGTATTCACCCGTTATGTCCTCTGCAATTGTTCTTGCAATGCTTTCAAGGAATTTTATGACGATGCGAGATATCATTGTGATTATGAAAATCTCACGGACGCCGC